TGACGTGCAGCTTCCATAGCCTTTGCAGTATCAAATTTGCTAGTTATAGTTCCCTTTTTTGCCATCTCTTGCAAAAGAACAGTGGCTTCTTTGTAAGCCTTGTCTTGAGAGTTTTTAGTAGCATCAAGGAACCCTGCAATAGGGTTGTTATTAAATGGTTGAACTTGTCCGTCTGGCCCACGTCTTCCTAAACCAGCTGCAGTCATTCCTGCTTGTTGCTGGTAAAAAACCATACGAGAAGTTGCAAGCTGCATTTCAACAGCTTCTGTAGTTTTTGGCATCGCTGCCATAGTTCCCGCACCAGCGGCAAATAAGAATCTGCCACGACCGCCGCCGCCGCCTCCGTTATCAGTAGGCGTTGCATTTCCATACTGAGTGTTGGAAGAGCGTACGTCAACAGGGTAAGCAGGTCTAAATACTAAATTAGAGTCTGGTCCACCGCCAGGAGGAAACACGGTTCCTTGGCTTGTTACTGTAAAGTTTGGGTAAGGAGCTACTTGATTTGAGGAGGGGCCTCCGCCAAATCCGCCGTCCCCTCCGCCGTAGCCTCTGAGCTTTCCTAAAGCAGAACTAAGGCTATTTCCCCAACTTGCAGTTGATGAACCGATAGCCGAGAAGTCACGGCGAATTTCAGAGGCATAGCCCCGTAACTGAGATAACAGGTTTAGCGACCTGATTGTATCGTCTGCCATTAACTTCCTCTATATCGTTGTGAGCGTTCCAACCAGTTCTTTCTTTCACGAACTGATAGGTTGCGTATATCCGTAAATGTCCAACCAGGAAAGGTTCTTGTTAGAACCTCATACTGGTCTAAAAGCTCTTCGTAATCCGTCTCGCTATATACGAAACAAATCTAGCAAGCTAAGTGGTAGGTCCATTGGCTCACCACATGCCTTGCAAGCTTTCTTCACCTCCCCAAGGCGTGGGCCTGGGTTACGCTTGATAATCTCATCAATTATCTTGGTGCGGTCTGCCATGCCTAAAGCTAAAGCAGTACTCGCTCCTATAGATGGTGTTCCGTCTATTGATACAATGCAACCAGCTAGTAATAGAGTGTTGATTTCGGCTGGTGTTTTATCAGTATTTTCCATCAGCCTTTTTTGTGTAATGCCATTAGGAAGAGCAACTACTGCAGTTCCTAACTTTGTTTCCATCTCCCAACGGCGGTTTTCTATTGGTTCATCTAAGGCTTTAACTGGCACATCTGTATTTAAATCTACATCCGCAATATGCTCATCACCACATGAGAAGCATCTTACGTTCAAATCTACTGATGGGCCGAATGTAACCTTACGAATTCCCAAAAGAATCGCGTCGCGGTCTCCTGCTAACAGGGTATCAAGGTCTGTAGCGCTGGCTGTTTTATTGCCAAGCTTTACTAAACCTCTTTGTAGAAGAGCGTTTAAAGCTTTTCCTGAAGAACCAGTTTTTGCTACTGCCTCTTCGTCTGCTCCAGTAAGCTCTTTTACTTCTGCTGTAAGGTGAAGCTGCCCATCCAGGTCGATAAACCCTCCTGGCAGCTTAACCTCAGACTCTGAAGGGGCCAGCGTTTTAATTTCTTTCGCTGGCTCCTCCATAGCCTTTTCAGCAAACTTTGCTATAAGTTGTTCATCGGTGACTATCTCTGACATATTTTACTCCTAATAGTTTTTAACGTTTATACGATAGGTTTACGGTCTTGGTCTGTAAAGAACACCGATAGACCTTCGTGTACCAATGACATAGACTCAAATAGAATCGCGCCATCAGCAGCATTTAGGTCTGTATAGTTTAGCGTAGTAATCCAAGCGTTGTGAACATGGAAACCCATACGAGGAATTTGTGCGCCCTCTGCTGTGATTCCCTTTGTATTTGGGTGGTCCATAACATAAATCTTTACGTCTGTGCGGAAAGAGTTTGATGCTGTGGTACCTGTACGCATTGCAATTCCATCGCCAGCTGCAGCAGCAAATAGGCCGCGCATCCAAGTAATTGCCTGGTCATTGCCAAACAGTACTCCGCGTTGGAATGTAATAGGTGTGAAGGTTGTCATGCCAGGTACCTGGTGTACGGTGGTGTTGTAGCCACCTTCACGGTACTGGATTGATTGGGTGTTGATGCTTAGACCAGAAATCTGGCTAAAGCCACCTAACCAACCATCTGACTTGCCCTCGGCAAACGGGGCTACCCTCGGCAAACGGGGCTACCTTAGTGCTTTGCTTGATTTTCTGAGAGAAACGCTTGTCAGTTCCTTCGGATTCTGGCACAGTGAATTCTGCAATAAACCGAAACGAGCGTAAGGGGTCTGATGCGATACTAGAAAATCGATTGATGATGCTTGTTGTCATTTACTGGCTCTCCTTTACGCCACAGTAACGGTGGTTCCACCGTCAAACTGACCAATCTTGATGACCACAAATTCGGCTGGACGCTGCAAAGCAACACCAACTTCAATGTGGACCTCTCCGTTATCGATAAGGTACTGAGGGTTGTTCTCAGCATCTGCCTTAACGAAGAATGCTTCTGCGGGAGTTGCCCCGCGTAGTCCGCCTTGAGACCAGAACTGGGTCAAGAAGGATGTGCAAGCTGTCTCCAAACGGCGCCATAGAGCTGGGTCGTTTGGTTCAAAGATTGCAAACTCTGTCAAGTCTGTAAGGGACTTGCGTAGATAAATAAGGGTACGACGTACTGGTACATACTTATCAACATATCCAGGCTTTAGTGTACGAGAGCCCATAACAACGTAGCCAGAACCTGGGATAAATCTAATAGGATTAACAGGGGCTGCTGCAACGTTTAGTGAGTCCAGCTGTGAGTTAGTAAGTGTGCGAGTAGAAACAACGCCAGCAACTCTAGCTTGTAGACCAGCTGGTGCCTTAAACACTCCTCTTGACGCATCTGTGCTGGCAATTAAACCTGCAACAGCTGCACCTGCTCCAACAGTTAGGGTTCTTCCTGGTGTTGCACCAGGTCCTAGAGTTGGGTCTGAAATAACTAGAGGTGGATAGTAAACAGCCGCAAGTGATGAAGCTGTGTATGTTGCTGCAAGTGTAAGCTGATTTGCAGGAACGTCGTTAACACCATCAACTACAACAAAGATATCATCTCTAGATTCTGCATAGCTAATTGCAGCATTAACAATGTTTGCAGCTGTTTGGCCTGGCAAATTAAGAACCAAAGACTGACGAACAGTGTCAAACGAAGCAAGCCCTGCAGAGAATTCGGTTACTGTTATTGCGTTTCCTGTTGCTCCTCCAGTTAGAGGCTGGTTTGCAACAACAGCTGGATTACGAGTAGACCCTGTGTTTCCAGAGTTTAAGTCGTTAATAATTACATAGTTTGATAATGGGTTTACAGTAAGTGGCGCATAACGGCTGTCGCTTGTAGTCATGCTTAACTGTGTAAAAGTCTCCACAATATCAGAAGGTGTGTTTCCACCGCTGTAGATAACAAGGTCAAAGTAACCAGTCTCAACAGAGTTAACGATAGAGATGTTTAGGTCATTACCCCAACGACCAGCATTTTTAGCAACAACCTGCAATGTAGCAGATGGGCTTACAGCTCTATCATTTAGGGAACGCAAGGCAGATGTTGCAGCATTAGCAATACGTGTTACATATAGCTGGCTTCCACCGTTTGAGAAAAACATATATACAGCAAGAGGTAGGTTATTGCTTGTGTATGAATTCCAAGAACCAAACGTTGTAACGTACTGGCTCCAAGATGTTACAAGTGTAGGAGTGTTGACAGGTCCTCTGTCGTTTTCTCCAACAAGTGCTGAAACAAACTGTGACGCTGCTCCAGGAATTGGTTGAATAGGGTTTAACGTTTCCTGAACGTACACCCCAGGGCGTTGAAATACCATTTAGATTATCTCCTTAGATAGGTTTAACATAGGTTTGAAATGTTATAGAGGTTGTAGTCCAGTAGGAATGTTCGATGTATTGTTAGCAGTTGGAACATTAATGATGACCTCTTGTACAACTGCTGTTCTTTCAGCAGCCGTAGCTGGGGTCATTTCACTAACTACCCTTACTGTAAAAACGTTACGTAACAATCTGCGGTTTCCACTTTCCGCATCTTCAAACGTATCTCTCTTTACATATCCATCTACGAACATAGAACGCCACCCAGTTTGAAACAGGATAGCCCTGTCATGTCGTGGGTGTCTTGCATAGGTTGTTATTTGATAGATGATGTCAAAGGCAACTGGTAGGTTGTATTCGTAGATATAACCAGCCTGAGGTGCTTGTGTGCCCATGTAATCAGTGTCGTATATAACGCCCTGATGTTGGCGGTCGTTAGCATGAACTATGTCCACCAAGTCTATGGTTACAAATGGAAACTCTTGCGCCCGAACTTCTACGTCTGGATATCCAAACCACACCTTTACAGGTCTAGTCTTAATAGTTCCTGTAGGACCATTGACTGCAGCAGACTTTTCGTCAGCTACCACCATGCCTTGTAGGAAGCCCTTTAGCGCTTCGTCTTCTGCAATAAGAAATTGATTACCCATGGAAGGCCTTAGTTTCTGTTATTAAACCGTCTATAACAGCGTCATCAAATATTTTAACAACGTACTTATCTAAGTTGTTTGAGAAAGGGCGTATGGCTGCTTTATGGGGGACTTCTTTGTTTCCATACTCAGAGTCATAAATAGCATTTTCATGCTGCTCTGGGTAGTCAACCTGTAGGTTGTCTTTAGTATAAGAGACCTGCATATTGTTTGTTAGGTCGTCGGACCAGCCCGACTTCTTGGCACGGGAACGAAGGTCGGAGGTCATTTCCTCTACGACCATCTGAGCGTTTTCGTTAATTAGCTTTTCTACGTCTGCCAATTTTTTTCCCCATAACGTATCCTGCCACTACTCCAGCCACCATTGCCGTAGTGTGAGGTCTAGGTATAGCCTTACTTATAGCCTCTCTAAATTCAGTATCAGAGGCAGAAGATATCTTTTTAGACATGGCATCCTAGAGGTCGCAGGGTACAACGCAGGGGTGAAGCTTTGAATCCCGCATGGATTCACTATAAGGATAAAGCAAAGGGCCCCTTTCGGGGCCCTAAGCGTATTACTTCTTTTTAATCTTCTTAATGATTTTGGCGTCAATCTTCTTATCTTCAGCCATTGTCTTTGGCTTCTTCTTGGCTCCGTGAGCCTTGTCAGCCTTTTCAAACTTAGCCTTCTGAGCGGGGGTCATACCCTTGGTCATAGCGGCATCTTTCTTCTTGTCCTTGGCTTCTGTGTACTTGCCGAAGTTAAAGGTAGCCATTACATGCCTTTCTTTCTAGGCATAGCTGCGTTCTTAGCCTTAGATGGAGCAGCCTTCTTAGCAAACTTCTTGTTAGCAGCAGCTAGGGTCTTCATACCGTGCTTGTCTTTTGGCTTACCGCATCCACAGGTGGCGCACATTACTTCTTCTTCTTTCGTAGGG